TGACAGCCTCGCGGATAACGGCGTTAAAATCGCGTAGGCTCACGACGGCTCAAGCCATGTCCTAATGGTCTCAGCCACGCGGCGCTGATGCTCGGCCCATTCCTCTGTGGTCAAGTCAGCAATCACCTTATCGACCGCCGCCGCTAAGATGGACATGCCGGCCTCGTTGTAGGTGATCGGCTGCTGGTTATTGAGAAGCCGCTCCAGGCTGTCCTCCATCTCGTTCTGGACCCAGTCCCGAACCATTTCATCTTTAGTCATCATGTCGTGGCTGTAAAGGTTACATTGGCCGGGCAGCTCTTTACATACAACCCTTTGGCAAACGGCGCCACGCCATTGACGATGATCACACCGGGCGCTGGGCCGGTCGGGCCACCCGGCGTCACCGGCACACTGGTTGGCTTAACTGCATACATAAACGATAGATCACCGAGCACAGCCGAAAAGACTGTGGGGCCTACCGGATTGGCCGGCAGGGCATCGATCAAAGTTAACGGCGTTTTGAAGTCGGCGTTGCCCACAATCGGCATCGTCACCGCCAGCCCCTTCAAGGTGCCAGCGGCAGATACAAGAGCGGTACCGACTTGGGACGATGTGATCGTGCTGCTAGCCATTCGGGTCGCCCTCCAGCGGGTTAATTTCCAGGGGCGGCTCTTCCGGCTCTGGTGGCGGTAGAACTTCGCGCATGAACCAAAGCCGCGCTTCGTTGGTAAGGGTTACAGTGATCAGCTGCCACCGATCCGCGCCCAGCTTGTTCAGATGGTACGTCACATCCTCATCATCGATAGGCAGCGGAACCTGCTGTATCCAATATTCGACTTTCACACCAGATTGCTCAGCCAACGGGTCGATCATCGCTTCCTCGCGGTCAACGCCTTGCGTAACGCATCGATAGGAATCACGTCCTTGGCGTCCGGCGCGATCTTCGCCAAGACCGCCGCCGCCTTATCAAACCGGTCGGCAAGTGCAGCGTCCGCCTTGCTTAGCTTGACCGCTACCTCTGGGTTCTCCTGCTCGCCTCCACCGCCGCCCGCCATCTCTGGGTTGTTGAGGGCTTCGGTCTGGGCGTCCTGCATGTCCTGCTTCTGCTGATCCATGTCGGCTAGGTGTTCGCTCAACAGCTCCAGGTCGAACTCCAATGGCGAGCTGAAAATGATCTTGTTGGCGGCGAGGTTATCGGTTGCCCATTCATACAAAGCCAGTTTGTTCTCACTGTCAAGGATCGGCTCAAACACCTGGATCAGCGCGATCACAGCCTTGAGCTTGACGTCCTCCAGCTGGGCCAGTTCGCTCTCCGGCTCCTCCAGAACGCTCGGCCATTCGGCGTGGTAGGAATTAACCCACTTGAAGAACGCTTCCCTGTATTGCATCTGACCATAGGTCTCAGGGAAGTCTTTCTGCATACCCTCGTAGAAGGCCGGAGACCACGCCCTGTACATGCAAATCTTATCGAAGAATCGATACAGCGGATTGGTCGTGTTGCGCACCCGGTCGATGTACCGCGCGACGGCGCGAGCGTCCTCGGTGCCCTCGCCAAACCCCTCGACAAACGCCTCCTGTGCCAGTATCTTGATCGGCATGTCGGCGGCGGTGGCGATGTTCTCTAGGATGTTACGCCGCGCCAGGGCGTGTGGCCCTTCCATGTTCTGGAGGTTAAGGGATTCAACCGCCTCGTCCGGCGTGATGCTGATCGTGTTGCCGATCCCGGCTTCTTTGACCACGTCCCGCTTGAATGCCGCGCTCGCCTTCATAACCGCGTTGGCAATCGCCCCCTGCTGCTTGATCTTGGCAACGAGAACCCCCACCTTCAGCTCGATCATATCGTCAGTGATCATCGAGCGCAGGTAGGACTTCAGTGGGTAAAAGGCCCGCTGATAGACGCTGCGTCCGACGAACCCGAATGCCGCCGGGTTCCACGAGATGTAGACCGGAAACTCGTTCTGGACGGTGACCGCCCGCGACCGATGGAAGACGCTACCCTGGACGACAATCTCGCGTGCCTTGAGAAAATCCATAGCCATCGGCTGCTGGTTGGCGATGACGCTGCCACTCGTGTTCAGCGGATCGTACACATTGAAGGCGATGTTAGCGTCCGGCAGGGTCCACGGGTCTAGGGCTTCAGTCGATTGGATGCCGTCCACGAGCAGAGCCACGGAGCTGATCCCGTAGACCCGCGACATCGCCATAGTCTGGAAGATATAACCATCAGCATTTAGCTCTTCCCACTCGCGGGTGAACGCCTCGGCTACCCGCTCGCCCGGTGAGTCTGGGACTGAGATCGTTCGCCCCTCGGCCATCGCCAGCTGGAGCGGACCGCAGACCATCTTGAAGCCTAGCGGATGGTAAAGGAAAATGGTTTTACAGATGTTGTAGCTGATTGCGTCGCCGGGGACGATATCACCCTTGAGAAAAATCTCCTCAAGACTGTTCCCAATCTCCGTGATATCGAGATATGCGCTTCTGTCAGCCACGGCGCATCTCGGATTCACTCATGAACCCAATTGCCAAACCATAGCAGTAGGTATCCAACAGGTCATCGGCCCGCTTCGAGCCGTCCTTGTCGCCAATGCGGAAGGTTGTGATCTGGGACACCAAGTGGTTTAGCTCTTGTTCCTTGAATAACATGACCTTGTCGTAGGCCACCTGCGATATCTTACACCAACCATTGTAATGGAAGCCTGACACCGCCATCGCCCGCTCGTCCTTGCCCTTGGCAACCATCTCGCCGTCTATGGCAACGACAGGCCAGCCGCGCGCCTCGCCCTGTTGCAGCAGGATTGTGCCTGAGCCCTTATCCTCTATGAAGATTGACCCATAACCAAAGCGCACGCGGAATTGGTGAGTGTACGCCTCTAGCCGCTTGAACGCACTGGGCAGCCATTCCACGAGAAAGGCCCCATCGACCTGAATGATATCCCAGTCGAGAACGATCAGCATAGGCTCCGGGATATTAACCAGCGCCCAGTAGATGATCGCTGTCCCGTCGTGCTCGCTGCCTGATTTGATCGCGGTATCGACGGTGGCGAAGACGGTGTCACAGATTTTTGGGTATTCAACCGGCTGACCGCCGACAAGCATCTTGTCGAGGCTGAAGAAGGCGACACCGCGCCAATCAACAAACTCGGCCTCATACTCCTGAAGATAGACGAGCGGGTGTGTCTTGGCCTGTAGCTCGGCTATCTCTTCTGGAGGCAGGTGGGGATTGTTGCGGCTTGGGGCGTGGAACTCAACGAACTGGTGCTTTTTCTCGTTACATATACGCCAGAAAAACTGACCTGGGGACACCCCGTTAGTGTTACTTGTAACAATGGCCGCGCCGCGATAGTCCACGAGGGTAGGGCGGATCGAGCGCTCCCAAACCTCCATCGCATTGTCCTTGGCGAACGCCGCTTCGTCGATGATGACCAGGTGATAGCGCCGCCCGCGACCGGCGCGCGGGTCTTCCATGGTCCAGAAGTCAATCTTGCCCCTGCTGAGAGTGTGGATATAACCAATAGATTTGTTAGCATCCACAACAATGGGAGCAAGAATGTCCTCAATGTCGCGCATTGGTTCTGTGAGGTATTTGTAGTTGGGTGCAAACCACCCGACGCTACACCCCTTAACCACATGATCGCATGAGATCGCTTCGTCAAAGGTCGTCTTGCCCCAGCGCCGCCCGCACCGCCCCGCGCGAAAGCGTCCCGGCTGAAAGAACGCCCTTACCTGATCATCATGGAAGGTGGGTATTACAATCTGGCGGCCAGACTGTGGCCCCTGCGGCGGATCGGGAGGACGTTGCTCCTTGCCCGGAAATTGGATGACCGTCACGGTTCGACCGGCTCGTCCGCCGGGGCTTTGTCCTTGGCCTTCTCAGGCTTCTTCGGCTTGTTTGCCTCTACATCGATAATCTGGCCCGGAGCAGTATGGGTGGGCATAATCGTCGTGCTGCCCGGTAGGGCCGGCAGACCGCCAACAATCTCGAACCGCTCTCCGCCGGTCGCCACAGCAGCAATCGCAACCAGCTTGGGATGAAGGTACATAGCCGCGTTCTTCGCCGCATCAAGGCGCATACCTAAGGGTACACCCTCGTGGCGGTAGATCGCGGTTAAGAAGTCGAGCGGGGAGGCGTCTGGTCGAAGCTTGATCTTGATGATTAGTGGCTGGCCACTGTCGTCATCTGCCATGATCGATCCAGTAGACAACCACCGCTGAAACTGAGGGAATAGCTTGCCGTCCCGGCGGAGTCGTCCTCCAGGTTGAGCCAGGTAACGGGTGCCATCCTTAGGACGCTCCACGGCTCTTACCCAGACAGGAAGCTAGCCTGCAAATTCCAGAAGGTCAATCCCAATCTCAAGGGAGCAGTTCGACAACTCTATCCGGCACTTGTTCTTCGGGCGAATGAACTGGTGAATGACCCCACGATGATCAGCAAACGGCCCCTCAGTAATAAGCACTGTGTCACCAATTACAAATCTAATCTCTTCGCTCTCACCCAGCTGATCGAACTCACCGCCAACCTCGCGCGCCACTAGACTGCTGATATCCTTATCACTTACATAAACAAACTGTCGCTCTTTAGTTCGTACAGTCCATATATTCGCTGACACAGAGCGGATAACTGGTAAATCTAACATGATATCTTCAACCCAAACAAATAAATACCTAGCAAATAGCGGATAGCGCACGAGACGGGGCTTGCGGGTGTGGCGCGGATAGACGATCACCCGGCGCGAGGGCACATAAACACCCATCGAAGCGAAGATCAGACGGTCGCGCATCCGATACTCTTGTTGTGACAATGTATGCGTCAACAGCCATGACATTCCAGCCCTCCCCAACCCCAGTCATTTAATAGCTGATGTTGGGTTGACGGTAAAATGAAATGAGCGTAAGCTGTGAGGGGTGCGTTCCTCGGTGCGCACTAAGCCGGGGTTAGCCTCGTGCCGCAACCCCCCTAGCCAAGGCTGACCCCGGCGGCATCGTTAGGGCTTGCTCAACCAGTTCCCAGTTCCAGCTTGCCGGGCCGATTGAGCCCATGATGTAGCTGTTGTTGAACACGCGTAGACCCTCGTGGGCCAGCCTCAAGACTTCAGAGCCGGGGATCATCCACAGTTCGTCTAATCCCGCCCACCGCTTTGCTGGCGGCTTGCGCCGAACGGCTACCCAAATGCGTCCGCCATAGCGGGCACGCCGATCTATCCATGCTGGCTGAAACGGCTCGAACGTGACCTTCCACGCCGTCGCGCGTTTGAACTCCACCCAGCCCTGCGCACCCTGAGGACTACAGTACTCAGAGTCCGGCACGCCGGGTAGCGTGAAGGTTTCGATGGATGTCCATTGATAGCCGTGAAACCGGCTGCGGAACTCAGCCCGCAAGCCGCCATCACGCACGGAAGGCCCGCGTTGCCAACCTCCCGACTAACAACGCGGATTGCGGAGAATGACCCTCCGCTGCCTTCCTCGCTGTAGGGTGGCTAACCCTCACAGCTGACCTGTCTTAAGCCGCCTCGGCCAGCTTCGCCTTGGCCTTAGCCTTCGCCTTGGCCTTGCGGGCCTTGCGCTTCGCCTCGCGCTCGCGCTCGCGCTCGGCCTCTGCCTCGGCCTCTGCCTTGGCCGCGAGGCGGGCGAGCACGGCCTCCGACTGCGCCTTGCGTGCGCCCGGTCGTGCCCAGCGGATGTTGATGCGCCGCCGCGCCTCGTCTGAATCGAGGGTAGCTGGGCCGCGCCGCTTAACGGCTGCCTTTACAGGCTCGCGCCGCTTGCTCGATGCGGGTGCCTTTTTCGCTGGTGCCTTCTTTGCCCCCGCCTTTGCTTTGGTATTTGCCTTCACTGTATGTTACTCCTAATCAACCAAGCCTCAGTACAGGGGCAACCGTTGTACCAGGGCTGTTTTGTTATATAATCTATCAAATAGCAAAAGAAAAGGGCCAGAAGCTGGGGGCTTCTGGCCCTCTCGTTGGCCGGTCAGAGTGGCGGTGTTACGCTGCGGTTGCGTATTCCTTCCAGTCATTCGCCGGCAACATCATGATCGTGCCGCCCGCCTTCTCGTAGTCGGTGGCGTCGTCATAGGATGTCTCGTCCTCGGCAGCGCGGGTGATCGCGTTGGCCAAGCCGTACTGGCTCAGCGAGCCGCCTTCAATGAGATGGCGCAATACAGACGTGCGTGTCTCCTTACGCATCGCGAAGCGCTCGCCAACCAGCTCCACAACCGCGCCCGGATCGCCTTCGATCTGGCGTGTAGTGCTGCCCTTGATATCTTCGACCAGACCGTTGAACTTGACCTCGTCAAAGGCGTTCTTGACCACGTCACGCACCATCATGAACACAGCCTTGTCGCTCGCCTTACGGGTCTCATCGCTGAGCAACCGCTCAATCTCCTCACCCGCCTCGGATTTACCGATGTGGTACTTGCGCATGCCCTTGCCCGATATCCAGGCCAGGTTCGTGCACATCTTGGTCAGCGTGCCGACTTCGACCGCCAGAGCACCCAGACCAACCTCGCTGTTGCTGATCGACAGCGCGGGCGACACCGTGTCGAAGAAAGTGTGGCCGCCGTCGCCCAGAGCCTTGCCCTTCGGGATATCGCGCTCGATGCTCTGATCCACCGCCTTGATATACAGGCGACGGGACGTGATATCGGCGCTGACCACGTTGAGGTCCAGCTCCTGGAGCACCGGCAGCACAATCTCGGCCAGGTCGATGTTATCGAACCGGCGATAGCTGTCTGTGAGGAAGGCGCGAGCCGAGTTGTCGAGGGTGCGCACGATGCGCTTCGACGGCTCGTCCTTCCACCAACGGTTGACGTTGGTCATGAGCAGCTCAGGGTTGGTGTCGCGCATACGCTTGTAATATGTGCCGGGAATGCCGGTGCGCTCTGCGATCTGGCTGTGGGCTAGGTCCTGGATCGGGAACCGGTGGTCGCCAAACGCGAGTTCCAGCTTCTCGTCCTCGAACTTCATCTTCATCTTCTGGGTCGGGACGACAAAATCCCGCTTAGCGTCCGCCTGTCGCACAATCTCAGCCGACAGATCGACTAGTGATTTACCCTTTTTCATGATCATCAACTCCATGGCCCCCGATTGGGCCAGCGAATTGAAACCTAAGGGCTGTATTGCGAGAAGTCAAGACTGAAACCAATCATGAACGTAAATTATTTTCGGGGAACCCAGCATCAAGATAATAGCGGCGGAACCGGTTGATATCCTTAGCGATCACGCGCGGCTCGCCGTGCAACACCCGCTCGATAACCTTGAGCGCTGCCGGATCGTGATTGGGCAGCGCTTCGTAACGGCCCGCGAGCCAGTGAAGTGCCCCCATCAGGATGCTCAGCTGTTCCCGGCTATACTCGATATGATTGGGCTTGGTATCAAACACCCTCCCAGCTTAACCTTTCTTGATTGGACCAGTCGATACCTATTACACCCAACTCTCAACGATCCTCGCATCGTCGTTCGGATCGCGCGCAATGCACACTAGGCCCTCGTTCACGAAATGCTGACGCAGGGCTTCAAGGCTATCCGCCTTAACCATGTCATCGGTCGGGCCGCGCGCCACCTCATGTCGCCGGGCAATGAACCCGTCTGGATAGTCTGATGGATGATCATAGATTGTCCAAATGGACATCATTGTGTTAGCTACCACGTGGACCTTCCTCCCAGTTAACCGCCCGCGAGCGCAGCCGCGCGCAAATCTCTTCGATCTTGCGCCGGTTCTCTAGTACAGTCTCGATTGACAGTATAGTTTCTACTGTCAATCGAGACGGTGACAGTGATTCAATCCGGCGCGCGTCCTCCGTGTTCTGGCGGATGCGCGCCCAGACAATCTCGTCTTCGTCACTTGGATCGGGATTTGTTAAAGTGCTCAAAATCTTCCACCTGGGATAGGATGCGCGCCGCAAAGTCCCGCCAGCCCGCGAGCGGCCAGCCGAACTGGGCGATAGGCTTGCCGTTAACATCGATCAAGCACATGAAATAGGCGTCGTTGTCGTCTGACTCCTGGATCAGGACAGACACACCATCCGCCGCCGGGACATCTTCATTCATGTCGGTTTCTTTCCCATTGCGAGCACCACCGCCCGTGCCCTCTGGAAGGCCAATATCCGCTCGTCACCGGCCACCATCACTATCTCCTCATCGGTCAGTGGGCGCATCTTCAGCTCGCTATCGTAAGCCTGGATGTGTCCACAATAGAAACAGACTGTAATGGACCCGGCGCGCGGCCTGTGGCGGTGGCCGATGCCTGTGCCGGCATCGACCTGTTTACCGCAACCCAAACACGCGCTAGATGGTGTGCGCGAAGACTTGCCGACATAGACCGCCTTAGGCTTGTTTTCTCTGTTCACAGAGCCTCCACGAGGAGCCATCGCCAACCTGCTCTACAATCCCATGCTCGCGCAGAGCCTGGAGGCGTGAGCCCACCGAGTTCTCCGAGAAGGTCGCCGCCTTAAGCAACGGTTTTAGATCAACAGCCTTATGGGCTTTGCCGTCGCTAAGGGCATCCATGATCACCCGGTTGATCCCCGCGTTGAGGGCGGGGCCTTTGCTCACCCGCTTGTGCTTGTGGGACTTAGGGTGATGCTTGATCGGTAGCACTTTAGCCGCCGGCATCCGGGGCATAGGCGCTGGGGCCAATTCCTCAACGCTCAGATCATTGACGGGCAAGAACCGGGCGAGCATCCCAAATAGCGTCTCACCGTCGATTGTAAACCCAATCTTGTATTTCATCATGCTTTTAACCTCTTCTTGTATTTACTCATCTGGACAATATGCCGCACCGATTGCGGCCTGGTCCTAGGCTGAGGCATTGGCGGAGATATGATCACTGGCCGGTCCATCGGGGTCACTCCCAACTTGTAGCCTAAGGATCGCAACACCGCGTTGATCGTTGCGGCCTGTGGCCGCCGGGTCTTACCGCCAAACCAGTTGGTTAACGTGGTCGTGCTTACACCCGAATTTTCGTGGATCCACTGATAATTCGCGCCACTGTTCTCATAGATCGTGCGTATCTCATCAATGATTGGGTCTTTATCAACAAAATTGTAGCTCTTGTAGGTAAACCCGGTCATGCTCTTACCTTTAGCTTCTTGGCTGGTATGGGGGCCTTTGTGATCTTGTAGTGGGGCGAACAGTATTGTCTACCCCGCTCGCGCGGCTGGCCGCAGAAGCGCATTTGACCGCCAGTCGGCGTACCCCACGATATCTCATACAAACACCCGTTCTTTGGTACATCGAGCAGCTTATAGCCCGGATGATCTGAAACGATCAAGGGCTCACCCGGCGGACGCGGCGGCAGCCTATCAAGCACGACCGGTTCGGGCTTGGGCTTTGGTTTAGCCACCTTCAGCGCCGCGAGTTCGGCCCGCCGCCGCCTCTGGTCGCGCAGCTCCGCCCGCTTCAGGGATAGGCGCATGCGCTTCAGCTTACCCATGACCTGGCTGCGCGTGAACGCGATCCCCCAGCGCGCGGTCAGCGCCGTCGCGACCTGATCCGCGCTCAGCCCACCCTGGATCAGCTCCTTCATATGTTCAACGGCACCGGGATTGACGGCCCAGATGCCGCGTGACTCACCCTCCATTGATTAATTCAGCCCCTTGCGCCCGGAATGACGAACCTGTATCATATCCTTAGCCGCTTTGTAGATATAGTCAAGCGCCGACTGGCGCTGTTCATAAACGACCGATTCACTGACTAGGTTAGTCACCAGACAGCACAGAGTATCGAATATGACTTGCGGTGGAGCCTCAGACGCTAGCCAGATCATTTCGGTATGTTTACACAAGCCGCACAGGACCTCCGGGTCTTGTTGGGGCTTTCTCTTCTTGGTTCTCATGGCTTAGCCCTCCGGTCCAGTTCCTTGATGATTGCATCGAGAACCACCCAGATTTTCTCTATCTCGGATTGCCCATCGACGGTGATCCAGCCGCGCCGCAGCTTCTGATCTAATTCAGCGCACACGCGAACAGCGATCTGCTCAAAGGTCTCATCGCTCATGCCAGCCATTCCCGCCACCGATCCCCGCTCAGCTCAGCGCTCATCGACCGTTTCGCCTTGAGCACACTGATCAGCCGGTCCTCGATTGTACCCCGCGCCCGCACATCAACAAAATGGACGTGCTCTGTCTGACCTAGCCGCCGGTTGCGGAACTCGGATTGCTGGCGGTCTTCCTGATCCCAACTGTTCGCGGCAAAGATGGATAACCGCGCCTTGGTCCAGGTGCCCCCTTTGCCGCCGACTGACTGATTGGCGACGATGAACCGGGTCTCCGGATCGCGCTGGATGCGGGTGCGCGCGTCTACGCGCTCCTTGTCCTTGGTCTCGCCCCAGAACGTAACGCACGACCCGTCGCCATAGGCTGTGCGTAGTGCGTTCGTGATCTTATTCAAAAGCCTGGGGTAGGGTGCAAACACAATCGCCTTACCCGAATGGTCCTGGATCAGCTCCATAATCGAATCGACGCGGTTCGACGCAATGTCCACCACGTCGCCATTCTCGGCCTTCACGTGCCCACAGACAATATGGTGGAGCAGG